TGTGGAACACCAAAGCCTTCACCATAAGACGGGGCAAGCATCACATCCATAGCGGTGTAATACGCTGCCAACTGCTCCTGCGGAATACCATACTTGTATTCGACAAGGTTAGGGAAACGAACAGCAGTATCAGGGATGCCGGCAGCTTCTAACAGTTTGAGCAGATTCCAACCACCAGCAGAACCCAACGGATCGGTGTGCAAATAAAGTTTTGCATCAGGATGTTTTTGCAAGAAGATACTGAAAGCCAGAATGTTCTCACTAAAAGCTTTGCGGTGAACAAGGCCAGATGCTTTATTAGCCGCAACCATGCCAACCACAAAGTCATCCTTACCGAAACCAAGATACTCGCGGGTAGGTTTACCAGCAATCTCATAGGTTGGTTTCATTACAGAAGTATCTATGGCGTGTGGCACATACAAACAATCAATGCCTTTATCTTCCATTTGGTTTTGACCAAACGGTGACATAGCAATCGGTGTCACATTAGGTTTACGCAACCACGCTTCAACTCGTGGTGGGAGCGTCACATGATCTAACGGTGTCCACGACGCAATGTTGTTCATCCTATCCCAAGCAGAACCTTTCAAAACCCACACATCATACAAAGTGATGAATAAGTCTTTAGCATCAGGATTCTGTTGCAACCAATGAGCGTGATGCATAGGTGCAACATCGTTTGAGTAGGCTTCCATGCCACGGGCATAATGCGGGATACGCCCATACGGAGTATCAATGGTTGAGTTGTTACCTTCCAAACCATAGTTAGATGATGCGGCCACAGCATACTTATCCCGTTTTAAACGGTCAACAAGGTAACCTGCTTGAACACCATAACCTGTTGGTTGGTAAGGGCTGTTAGACCAAACAGTAACCACTTTTTTTGAACCCATTTTTGCGCCTTTCGTAGTAACACAATCCTAGCAAAAGAAAACCCCCCAGAGTCCTACGCAACTCCAGGGGGCTTTCAGTTTTTGAGCAAGGTTTAGCTTGCGCCACCCTTGAACCAGACAGCGTGAGCTGAGTGGGTTAGGTTACCGTCAACACGCATGGTGACACGGAAGGTGGTTAGATCCTTGTCGAATGCATAGTCGCTAGACTGTGCAACCTTGATACCACCAGCGGTACGAACCTTGTATGAAGGTAGGTGACCGAAAAGAACCGACTTAGCCGAAGTGCCGGTAGCTGGCATGGCAGGGTTCTCGATTAGGCGGTAGCCAAGAATCTGATCAGGCTGACCAGCGGTGGCAGGGGTGAAGATGTAGTTACCTGCACCATCCTTGATCTTGCGGATAGCTGCGATAGCTGACTTGCCGGTTAGGAAACCAACACCTGGCAGTAGGCGAGCCTGACCGTCAAGTGCGTAAACAAGGTCTACAAGGTTCTCATAGGTTGGAACACCAGAAACACCAGTTCCACCAGTTACAGCAGACGATGCAGCGGTTAGGATACCGGTTGGCTCAAGAGTGCCAGTTCCGTTGGTTAGACCGTTGTTCACAGCGTAACCAATAGCGTTACCAGCCTGTTCTGCGATTAGCGATGAAAGGTCGAAACCTGCATCGGTTAGCAGTTCGTTAGCAACTGGAACAAGGAACGAGTACTTGAACGCACCAAGAGTGATTGAGCTGAAGGTTGGCTCAGACTCAGAGATGGCAGTTCCCTGACCCTTGATCGTGGCAGTGCTACGAGCAGTAAGGGTTGGGATGGTTAGGTTCTCACCCGAAGTGGTGTTGATAACATCAGCAACATCCAGCATTGGGCCAGCAAGGCGGGCAATCTGGAATACCTGGTTGTAGAACGACTTTGGAACAGTGTTGTCGCTCGATACAAGCGTACGCTTTTCCGACATGAACTCGTGTCCACGTGACTCGCCCATAGCAATCGCACGAAGCAGGTCGTTCTCGTCAACCGAACGGGTGTTCGATGGGGTGAACGAAGCAGCAGCTTCAGCGGCACGCTCTTCGCGGGCAGCTAGGTCGTTTGCCTTCTCAATAAGCGCAGCACGCTCGTCAAGTTCAGCAGAAATACGCTCGTATTGAACGTTCTCTTCAGCAGAAAGGTCGCGCTTCTCTTCAGCGGCGCGGTCAAGAATTGACTTTGCTGCTTCCCAAGCCTTAGCACGAGCTTCTGACTGAAATTTTGCAAATTCAGACATTGAATCTCCTAAGTTAATTGATTGGAAACTCTGCGGTGCTAACACTCAACAGACAGGGTAGCGGTGCTAACACTCAACTACAACTAAAAGTTTACAGAACAAAAAACATTCGTTCCAGAAATAGCGAACCCCCACAGGGAAAAGGGGTTAAACCTGTGGGGGCAAACTCGCTAGAAGGGAAGTTAGCGAGTTTCTTCAACCTTGACAACACGAGTTTCTTTGGCATCTTTGCCTACAGGTGTATCAAGGGAAACGATGGCATCAGCGAAATCGCCAGCCAAGTCTTTGATAACTCCAGCCGCAGGGTTACCTGCAACCTTAAGGATCGCTTCAACGATTTGTTCTTTGGTAGCCATTAGACTCTCTTCATTAGTAGTTCAAGTTGTTTCTGCTTCAAGTCTAAGATGTTGCCAGATACTTCTTCTACTTCCGGCGTTTTCTCCAACTTTGAAACAACATCCTTTATTAGTTCTGCGTGCGAAGCTTCTAGTTCTTCACCAGACTCAAGGCGTAGCAGAGCGTCAGCCAAAGCTTCAGCGTCAATGCCACCTTCGATAGAACGAACAGACACCGTTCCCGAAGTAGAACTATATGCTGGCCATGCCACGACTGAAATTTCGTGAATTCTGACAGACTCCAAAGTGCGGTTACCTGACTGATCCCATGAATCTTTAATCACATTGAAACCGAAAGACATGGCATCAATAACACCTGAGCGAATAAGTTCTGCAACGTCACGACCACGAGTGGTGTTAGCGATGGTGGCTTCGTAAGCCAAACCCTTAGCATCTTCCCACAAGCGTAGACCGCCACCACGAAGTGAAGCCAATGGTTCACCTGAGTCGTGATTCCATAGCAACTTGATTTCGTTGCGTGACTTGAGTGAACGCTGAAAAGCACCTGGTGCAATACGCTCAATGAAAGGTAGTGGCTCTGACGGGCTATTAAAGATAGCAGCATAACCGCTAATGGTCATGTTGTCACTCGATTGGCGAACTTCAAAGTTTGATGCCTGAGTGCGAACTTCATACTTACCAACAGAACGGGCTTCAGGATTTAGGTTCTCGATACGAGCCTTAATAGCCCAAGCTGCACTAACCCACTTAGAACGCTGAGAGTTCTCTTCAACAATCATGTTCGTATTGATCAAAGGCTCAATCTTTGTTAGATCTGCAATCATCACAAGTGAAGTTTCATCTGACTCAAACCAAACATTGTTCTCATCATCAAAACACTTGACTACTGCTTGCACACCGGCAAGCTCAACGACCTGACCATACTCAGCATCATCTTCCAATAGTGGAGTCCACGAAACCCAATCACCAACAGCAATACTGCCGATGTCGGCTCGTTGTTCTGAATCAGTCATTTCTTCTCTTTCACTTGATGCTTTCAGTCTATCAACAACTGAATCAGCAAACTGTTTTGCTCTCAATGCTTGCCTTTTTGTTGGCCCAGAACCCCAAAGCAGGTGTGCGACTAAACCAGCACCAGGATAGGCGGGGTCAGTAGCGTTTTTATTTTTTGGAGCATCAAGGTCTGGTAGGTGGCGGGCAATCCACGCTGAGATACGCACCCACTTGTCTGCCGATACACGACCAGCAGCCATCTCACGGGCTTCACGAATGGTTGCAGGAACAAGACCTGCGCCACCTTTGCCTTCTTCGTAATACTTGAGTCCACGCCTTGCGGCAGCTCTCATGTAGCTTGGTGGGGCAACACTGTCTACACGCAGTTCACGCTTATTTAGTTCACCGCCAGGTTCTATTTCTTCAGAAACAGATACGGCAATCATTTGATCAATAGCATCTTTTTTGGTTTTGTGACAACCAATGACTTCGCCATCTTCTTTTACGGTTGCCCAACCTGTACAACCGTTTGCCTTATCGGTAATAAAGTATGGCATTAATAAATCTTCATCCAACTAAGCAAGTGAGAGCCTGTTCCTGTGATTGCATAAAGTTGATCACCAGGAGTTAGGGGCAAAGAAATTGTAGAGTTGGCGTGCAACGAAAAACCAGTAGTTGAAGTTACTCCAGAACTACCAATAAAAATGTCATTAGAGCCTGACTCGTTATGTAAGACAAGAACAAATGGGTTAGCACTGGTTGTATCAATCGCAGTAGCAGATGTGGTAGCGGTTACTTGCCCAGTAAGAATAGCCATTAGTTTCCTGCCTGTCCGATGTTGTCAATCGAAGGTAAAGCCATTGCGTTCAAAACTGCTGACGGATCAAACCCTGCCGAAATCAACTTAATAGCCATGTCCACACGAATCTGTTCTTCTTGCAAACCAGCAGCAGACAAGTTGACGTTAGCCAACGGAACTCGTGGAATGTCGACACCTTCAATCGGTGGAAGATCTTCGAACCGGCGAACTTCGTTAATAGTTTCTGCACCCTGTTGCAACATGATGCTGTAAGCGGTAGCACGAGATTGTAGATCTCCACGCAACAAAGCGTTGAAGTTGAACTTGATGAAAGCGTTACCTGGTAGTAGCTGTGAGTAAGCCCATTCAATCTTTTCAAGGATTGGGCGTAGCGAGTGTGAAATCCATTGCAAGTTGTTTTGTTCAACTGATGCGTAACTGTTAGTTCCAGGGATACCCATCATGTGCAATGGCACGTTGAATGCGCGAGCAATCTCTTCAACAGCGAACCTGCGGGAATCAAGGAATTGGGCTTGGTCATTGGGTACTGTCGTCTGCTTATAGGTTGCACCGCCAAACAAGACACCAGTTTTGTGTGCCTTACGGTAACCACGGTGACGAGAGTCGAAACCATCTGCCAAGTTCTTTGATTGCTCTGGTGTCAAAGCACCAGGGAACTCAATAACGCCACTTGTAGTTGCGCCTTGTGAGAAGAAACGAGATGCGTAGTTTTGTAGTGCAGTTGCAACGCCGAGAGCGTCTTTAAGTTTTTCTACACGGCTTGCACCGGTGAGTGAACCAGGGATAGCTAAGTCAATGATGTGCAAAACATCGTTAGTGGTGAGTGGCCTGTTTTCACCTTCGACGATGAAGATCTTGCGACCAACAGCAGTACGCTCAACTTTGACCTTTAGCGGGTCAAGGCAGATTAGGTTTACAACATCACCGTTGCTGTCACGGAATACACGCACATAAGCGTTACCGTTTACAAGTAGCGAAGTAACAACTTGACCGTAGTGTGCCTGACGGGTCATGTCCACATCTGGTTGGTCAATCCATGTTGGCTTAGGTCGGTAAGGTTTACGGTCACCGTCAAGACGAATGAAAGCGTCAACAGGCAGAGTTGAGATGGTATCTGAATAAAGTGACACGGCAGCAAAGAATGCAACAATCTTGTAAGCCGTTTCGTTGTTGATTACAACGCTTGCTTCAGTTTGTGTGGTGAAATCTTCACCGTTAGCAAAAACTTGCTGGTAGCTCAAAGCTCTTTGTTCGAACAGGTTGTTTAGCATTACTTACTCCGTTCGAAAGCCAAACCAAAAAGCAGAATACCTACGCCCAAAACGACTACACCAAGTGGCGGGTAGATTAAACCCAAACCCATAGCAATGATGCTTATACCTGATGCTTGAATAATCGTCGCCAAACTGACCGCCTAAATGTAGAATCCTGGCACAACTGCTTCTTCTATTCTAACCCCTGCACGATCATACGCTATGACTGCTGCAACAGCTGCGTCAATACGGCGAAGAGAAGAACGGTTTTCTTTAACAATGCGTGGCCCAAGATTATCAATCTTCACGACAGCGTTATCCAAGTGTCGGGCAATCATCGGGTCACCATCGTGTGTGATGCGTTGTTCCAACACAGCATCATAGAAAGCTGCACAAGCGACAACCATGCGTTTCGCGGATGTTGACGGCCACTCAATAATAGGCACACCGGCATCCTGCAACACTTCCATAGAGCGTTGCCAACGGAACGGGTCACACGCAACTTCGCGAACCTTGTAACGCCCACAAAAATCAAGGATGGCTTGTTCTGCATCCTGAATGTCTACACGCCACGAGTCATCAGAGTCAATGGGTTTCTCCCAAGCTTTGACAAGAAACAAGTGTGGTTTCTCTTCATCGTCACGGGGAATGCGACAACCAACAATAACGGTGGTGTCACCGCTAAACGAACCGTCAAAACCAAGAACATACTCTGCGTCAGGATCTAACTCTTCAACGTGTTCCAAAGCATCCCAAGTACCTGTTGGTAGCCACGATAGTTGGCTTGACACCCATTGGTTGCAACGCTTAGTGCGAAACTCGGCTTCAGGTGTTCTACGCACAGACGATTCAAAGTCAGACAACGCACAAATGTCGCCAATACCAGGGTTAGCGATTTCCCATGTTTCTTGCAGACGGTGGTCGGCTTCTTGTGGGGCTTCCCACCAAGCCATAAAAAAGGATGGGTCATCAACTTCGCCACGAGCCACACGCTGACCATACTGATACAACGAGTAAGCAATCGAGTCACGACCCGTAGTATCCGTTTTGACCCCAGCCGTGGTGATAGCGATCATGTTAGCCATCGTGCCACGCGCACCCTGAGCCAAAGACATAACATCAAACAGTTCACGATTCGGCTGTGCATGAGCTTCATCGAAGATAACGGTAGTCGGTGACAAACCTTCCTTAGTGAACGCTTCAGAAGAAAGCACACGATACACAGAGTTTGTTTCAGGAATCTCAATAGCATCACGGTAAAGCTTTGCCATACTCATCAAGTCCGGTGACGCTTCAATCATGCGTTTAGCATCCGCAAACACAATACGAGCCTGATCCTTATCGGCAGCACACGAATAAACTTCAGCACCCTTGATACCTGATGCATACAAACTGTAAACACCCAAAGCCGAAGCCAACGCCGACTTACCTTGTTTACGGGGCATACCAATCAAGTTGATGCGGTGACGCAACCCACCATCTTCACCCTTAGCATAAACAGCTCGCAACAAATCTTTCTGCCACTCACGCAACACCAACGGTGACCCTGCACGACCCGCAATCGAGTCTTTCGTAATAATGCCAAAGATTTCAGCAAACTCAATAACCGACTTGCCCTTACCCGCATCAATCGCATCCTGTGGTACAGGAGTCAACCAAGCAGGTGGCCAAGCGTTAACCATTTTCAATTCTCTTATTAGCTATTTTTGCGTATTCTTTACTAATCTCAGAACCAATGAATAAACGATTCAGTTTCTTAGCAGCTAAGCCAGTTGTTCCAGAGCCAGCAAAAGGATCATAAACAAGATCACTCTCGTTCGACCAAGTTGTAATGTGATCCAAAGCCAATGACTCAGGAAAAGGGGCTGGATGTAATGGTTTCATTTCGGTTTTAATACGCCAAATGTTATAGCGCATACCAAACTCAGTATTAGTTTTGCGTGGTCTTTCAACCATAGAGCCATCTATCTGACGTGACGTGTTCTTACCCCAAGAACCAATCTTGCCGGCTTCAACATTGGGTCTATCTTTTATCGGATTGAAAGTTTTAGGTTTGCCTTTACTAAATACAAACATGTACTCAAAGATTTGGTGATACCGATTATTACTTGGGTTAGAAAAATTGTGTTTTTGATAAATCATCGTGTCAAAAAGATTTAGGCCCAAAGATTTGAAATACAAAGCTTGCTTAAAACTTGTGCCAGTTTCAGAGCCATCAACAGTGGCATCGCCAACAACCCAAACAATAACCCCACCTGGTTTCAATATTCGGACTAACTCTTGAGCAATCTGTTCAAAGTCAAACGAAAAACCGTTGTAAGAACGCAGGTCATCATAAGGCGGAGAAGTAACCACTAAATCAATACACTCATCGCCAAATGTCCACATAGTGTCCAGACAGTTTTCAGCACAAACACTAACTGTTTCCATGCTTCTCCATAAACTCAGCCAACTTCGACTTAGCCTTCACTTCAGCCAAACCATACCGGCTACGATCCACAGGAGTCCAAGCCAACGCCGACAAATTAGCCACAATAGAACGCTCCAAGTCACGCAACTGCCGACGATCACGCCAACCATCCTTATCACCAGCCAAAGTACGCTCAGCAACAATCACACGCAACTCTTCACGCTCATCCAACATCTCAGCAGTCAACTGCACCAACCACTTATCAGTACGCCCCAACCACAGCTGCCCCTTATTCCACGCTTCATCCCAAAACGCTTCACCCACTTCACCCAACGGGCGCAACGGCAACGGATTCTCAACCTGCGGCATCAACACAAGCTCACCATCCTTCGGCAAAGCACGCTTACCAGGATTACCTGTCAAACGCTTCTGCTCAAGTGGTTTCGGTGGATTAGCCATACACACTCCTTTGTTTTAGCATAGCCCAAAAAGGTCTGAACTGCGGGTTTATGTGTCCTGTGGCGGGCGGGGTGTCGGGCTTCGATAATCTGTTCGATTTTGCCCCACTCCCCCCTGTTCCGCGTCGAAAAGTTGTTCGAATCGCTTGTTTTGCCCTTAGAAGGTTCCAGGGCGGGCGATTGGGGGGTTTGTGGGTGATTGGGCAGGTTTTGGTTTTTGTGGCGTCTAGCGGGCTTCTATGCCCGTTTTAGTGGTTTGGCAGCGGGCCGGCGGGGTGAGCTTACTTTTTTGGGGGTGCTTAGGGATCGGTGAGAGAGCTTGTTTTTAGGTATGCGAAAACCCCCCGCTTGTTGGGCGGGGGGCTTAGGCGTTTCGGGGGTTGGTTACATCCTGTAAAGGGCTAAACCGATAACGAACATTCCGATACTTTGGGCGGGGTTGTTGCCGTGAGCTATCGCCCCGACGGTTGAAGTGAATCCCAACACGGTCATCACGGTAGCGATTAGGCGGATAGCGGGGCGGGCGTTGCTCATGCGTTGCCCCACTTGCTTAGGTGTTCAACTTTGGCGGTAGCGATAGCGGTTGCAATGGCGTACACGATACGGGGGGCAGTTTCGTTTCCGATTTCCGCAACAATTTTTGATTCATCATCTTCGAAACTTAGGTGGTAACCCGTTCCCGCAATCGTGTGCCCGTCATCGTTTAGATTTTGAAATAGTGTCCATTCGGGGGTTTGGATTCTGTCGCCATTCAATGCCACGGGTAGCGTGTTGCCGATTTCGATAACTTTTGGTTGCCCTTCGTAGCGCCCGAAATCAACAACGGTAGCGGTCACGCCAGAAGCGTTTAGAAGCTCCACGATTTCTTCAAGGGTTGCAACCATTGCGGGGCGACGGACTTCGAGAGCGTTAGCTACTAGCTCCGCCACTTCACTAGGTGACCCGTGACCGACGGTAACAAGCTCATACCCTTCACTCGCAAGAGTGAACCCCGTACCGTCATAAATTTCGTATTGATTCAAGTTAGGCACTAGCGAAAATTGGTAATCCGATTCATCTTGGTTCTCGGTTAGCGGGGTGTAGTTGATGCGGATGATTTCCGAAATGTTGTTGCCCCAAGTGTCTAGGTACACGGTGAACCCGTAACCCTTCAAGAATTCGGCGATACCCGTCATCGATGCCACGGCGGTGCACTTTACGGAACGCTGAAAATCGGGGTTTTCTAGGATTTCTTCGTTAGCTAGCTGTAAAGCGTGCTCTTCACTGCGTGCAACAACTTCAACGGTTTGCGAGAGTGTGACTTCGTAAACGCTCATTTTTTTATTTCCCTTCGTTTTTTTCATGGCGGTTTGCCATGCCCTAAGTTTGCGGGGTAACCGTGTAATCCGTCAAGTGCATTTATGTAAATTTTTTTTGGCGTGTCGCCCAGGGCGAAGGGGTTGAAAAAATTGCGGGTTTTTGGATCCAACTTTTTAGCGATTTTTTGGGAACTTGCGGGAGCTGTTTTTTTAGATTTTTGGGAGCTGTTTTTTCAACTTGCGGGAGCTGTTTTTTTGTTCGGGGTAAGCTCACTTTTTTAGGGATCAGTAGACGGGTATTTTGGGCCTAAATTTTGGGGGTAGTGTTTGGCAGCACCAGAAACCAGAAACCAGAAGCACCAGAATCACCAGAATCAGAAACCAGAAACCAAACCAGAAACCAAACCAGAAACCAAAACCCGCTTACCTGGAATCCGCCGGAGAAACCAAAACCCCCGCAACCAAAACGGTCACGGGGGTCACGGTTTACCAGACTAGATTTTTGCGAGATCCCCTAACGTTTCGCGCCCCGTCATCCAACGCCACTCAGTATAAAACGATTTTCTGGCGGTAATGCTTCGGGCTTCTAGCCCGTATTCGTTTCGTATCGTTGCGATAGCTTCAAGGGCGGTATTCCCTTCGGCGTATTCTTCAACAAAACCGTTTAGTGTCAAAACGCTTAGCGTGTACCAATTCATTATTTACCCCCAACAGACTTAGACAAAAACGTACCGATAAACACTAGCGGGGCGATTAGAATCACCAGAAGAATACCGCCAACGATTAGTAAAAATTTGTTCATGTTAGCCCCGCCATTCGTGAGCTGCACAATTGGGGCAACCGGCTTCATCAAAATCCCATTTAGTTAGATCGAAATCGGGGCCATTCAAAACTAAATCGTTCCATTTTTCTTCATTCAATGTTGGCGATTCTGCAACATCAATTGAACCCGCGTAAAAGTTTAGGCTTAGCTTGCAATTCTGGCATTCCAATTGCGCCGATCGAGAATCAAAAACCAAACTTTCTCTATCCGCTTCGAATACGCGGTGGGCAGTGTAACCGCCCCTAGGATCTGCCCCGCCATGAATTTGCAACGCAACATAACCAACGTTATTTAGTTGAAAAGTTACATACTGCAGCGTTTGATCTAATAGGCAGTATTCGTGGTTATAGGTGTTGATTTCGTAGCGGGGGGCTTCATAAAAATCCGCCCCTTCAATTTCTTTAGGCACGCCCAAAAAATCAAGCCAATCGCTTACATCTTCACCATAGGAATTCGATGATTTTTGCATAAAGCCCCTTAGGGATAAATCAAGGGCGGGGGCGTATTTCAATTGTTCATTTAGGTAATGGAACGTTGAAAGTGTGGGCATTCCGTCACTCATGTAAGCTGCCGGTTCCGCCCGTAAAGCTTCCACGCCCTTCGCCTGGTTGCGTTGCCATGCACGCCCCGAATCACCCCCGCTATCCATCATGCTTATGCCCGTGTTTTCGGTGAGCATTTCTAAAATCACCGATTCCGTTGTTTGCGTTTCCGTTTGTGTGTTCATTTTGATTCATTTCCCTTCGTTTTTTTGTTATACCGCAAAAGCTTCGCGGGCGTATTCGTTTAGTTTTTCTTGATCATCGGCAACAAAACCGCCTAACGTGTCTACGTTTTGCCACACTGTAACCGTTTCGCCATCGGCTGCGGTGAAGATTTTTGCCCGCTCTAGTGAAACGTTATAAACGTCACCACGATAAACGTTTGTAAACTCTTCAACAAAAGCCGGCAACCTATCAACGTCGGCGGGCTTGCAATAAATAAACACGTCAAGCCACTCACTCTGCGAATAACCGTAAATCGTTTTAGTTACGCCAACAAAACCTAACAATTTTGCATAAAGCTCAACCGCCCTAGATTTTGTAGAGTCTGTAAGCCCCGATTCTTCAAAACGCAAAACCGCCGCATTTATTTCTGGCAACGTATCCGTTTCATAACCGTAACGCCCCCTAGGGCCTAACAACACTTGAACAAAATACATACCGCCCGTAAAATCCGCTAGACGGGTATCTTCGTCATAAGTGTAGGTAAAACGTTCAGTATCGCTAAATTGGTAAATTTCCATTTCTTTATTTCCCTTCATTTTCTTCTGATTTTGGCAATTCGCTAGCTTCGTAAGCGCCCGCCTGGATTTTAGTAAAAAATACGTCATCAAGTAATTCGCTAAACGTGTAAGTTGCGCCAGTTTTCTTTTGGTGCAAGATCCAACGCTTTTCTAGTAGCTCAATGGCGTGTTGTTCGGATTCTGCAAAAGCGTAAAAAGTGAAATTGCTAGTTTCAAGTATTGCCATAACTTGCGGGCTAGTCATCGAGAGTACTCCAACATTTCGAACACTTTTTGAAATCGTGAGTTTCTTCGGGGCCGCATTC